CGCAGTCTGATAACGCCCACGAAGAGGGTGCCCGGGTCAATATTGGCCAGCTCAGAGGTAGCCACAGTATTGGCCAGTTGTCAGACGGAATTATCGCGCTTGAACGCAACCAGCAAGCTGATAGAGGCAAGGCTTACACTACTGTCAGAGTTCTTAAGAACAGATACTCTGGAGAACTTGGAGTAGCATGTAAACTTAAGTATGAACCCGACACCTGTAAATTCAATGAAATTACGACCGAATCTGAGTCACGAGGAACAGAACCTTTTGATCCAACAACAGATTTCTGAGAAACAAACGTGGGAACACCCATGGAATACTCACATGAAGAAATTTGATGCTGAAAAAGAACTCCTTAAACGACCAAATCCACCATCATCGGAGGCTGTAGAAAAAGCTAAATTTGTAGACAAGACCTACACATGGAAACCTAAATGACAACACTAGCCTTTGACATCGAAACTGATGGGCTAGATTCAAAGCGAGTCCACTGTATTGTTACACAAGATGTAGACACAGGGCTTGTAGAAGAATATAACGATGAGAAGTACTCTGAAGACCCTAAGGAGTTACCTATGGGTTCTAATTACTCCATCACCACCGCTTTGGGTTATCTAATGGCCGCAAAAGTTCTAATCTCACACAACGGGATAAGTTATGATGTACCACAGATTGAAAAGCTCTATCCTTTCTTCAGAGATTGTGATGCTAAGCATTATGATACTCTTATTCTCAGTCGTTTCTATCATCCGAACCTATTGGATGTAGACCTAAAACGAAAATGGTCTATGATGCCCGCACGTTTATTCGGGTCACATAGCCTTGAGGCATGGGGATACAGATTAAAATGCTACAAAGGTGAGTTTGCTAAGGTGACTGACTGGAAAGATTGGTCCCCAGAGATGCAAGCTTACTGCAAACAAGACGTTGCTATCCTAGTTAAACTATGGCACCACTTCCAGAAATACCTGAACCCGTCCTCTTAGAGCACGAGATCGCAAAAATGATGGCAACCCAGCAGACCGTTGGATGGCCGTTTGATGTGCGAAAGGCTCAGGAACTAGAGAACACACTTTTAAACCGCTTAGAGGAGCTTAGAAAGGCCACTCAGGAGCTTTGCTGGTGTGTCCCTGGTAATACATTCACACCTAAAAGAGATAATGCTACCCGAGGGTATGTCCAAGGCGCTGAAATGCAGCGACTTAAGGAGTTCAATCCTAGTAGCAGAGAACATATAGCTTGGTGGTTTAAAACCTTCCAAGATTGGAAACCAAAAAAGAAAACACCTACAGGCAAACCAGTCATTGATGAAGTTGTCTTAAAGGAAATCGGTACAAAAGAAGCGTTAATTTTTGCAGAGATTCTATCTACACAGAAGAAACTCGGAATGCTGTCACAAGGACAGAACGCATGGCTGAAGTTGGTCAAGGATGGCAGACTTCACCACTCCTGTTTTATAGGAGCTGCCACACACCGAATGGCTCACGCACGTCCTAACCTGGCACAAGTCAGTAGTGATCAGGATTGTCGAGAGTTATTCATTACTAAACCTGGATGGAAGCTAGTAGATAGTGACCTTGCAGGTATAGAACTTAGAATGTTTGCACACTATCTAGCCCGTTATGACGGAGGAAGGTATGCTAAGATTCTACTCAATGGTGATATACACCAAGTCAATGCTGACAAAATCGGCATTTCACGTAAACTCGTTAAGACTGTTACCTATGCCTTTCTATACGGTGCAGGTGACCGAAAGATCGGAGTCTCCTACGATTCGTCGCTTAAAGATGATGCAGCGGCGAGAAAGGGTAAAGAGATTCGTAAGGCTTATATGGATGCCATTCCAGGTCTTGAAGATCTTGTGGACGCCGCTAAGAATGTTGCAGAATCTGGTAAGATCCGTGCCATCGACGGTCGTTATATCATCGTTGACAAGGGGCATAAGTCCCTCAATTTCTTACTCCAATCATCAGCGGCGGTCATCGCCAAAAGATGGTTGGTACTAACGCACCAAAATTTACAAGCCTTTGACGTTGAACATGAGAGGTACGCCTTTGTGCATGATGAGCAAGTCATAGGTGCGCCACCATCATCAGCTCGGGACGTTGCTACGTACTGTAAGCTGTCTGCTATTGAAGCTGGTGAGTATTATAAATTAAGACTGCCTATAGAAGCTGATGCAAACATCGGTACTAATTGGGCAGAGGTACACTAATGTTATTAATTGACACAGACTTTCTAGCTTATAAATCAGCTCAGGCTTGTGAGGAAGGTATTGACTTTGGTAATGATGTCATCGTGGCACAATCCAGATTCAGTGAAGTCCTTAAAATCTTTGAGCGAGAGCTAAAGAAGGTCAAGACCGCTATGATGGATGACGAAGTTATTTTATACTTCTCTAGTCCTAAGAATTTTCGGAAAGAAATTTCTGCTGATTACAAGGGTCATCGAAACCGACGTAAGCCCCTAGGCTACAAACGTCTCGTGAACCATTGTATTGATAATTATCGTACTGTTGTACGAGATAACCTGGAAGCTGACGATTCTCTAGGTATAGATGTTACAGGTAGGTGTTTCTCAAACATCACTAGTAGCTTCCCTAATGAAGAGTTTATTATTGTCAGTCCAGACAAAGACATGAAACAGATTCCTGGTATTCTATGGAATATGAGTGATGATGTTGAAGAGATTACAAAAGAAGATGGTGACCGATGGCATCTAATGCAGACGCTAGCTGGTGACCCAACAGACGGATACCCTGGGTGTCCTGGAATTGGAATGAAACGTGCAGGAGATTTACTGGACAAAAGCGACAATCACTGGAAAGCGATATGTCAAGCTTTCAAGGATAAAGGATTATCCGAAGACATTGCCCTAATGAATGCACGCTTAGCTAAAATTTTACAAGACGAAAACTATGACTATGACCGCGCTGAACCAATCCTATGGACCCCATTACTACAATCGGGGTAAGATAGAAGTCTGGGACTTCATCAGAGATCAAGGGCTACCTTACCATCTAGGTAATGCAGTCAAATATATCTGCAGAACAGGGTATAAAGATGACCCTATTGCAGACCTTAAAAAAGCTATCCACTATTTAGAAAACGAACTCTACCATGCCGAACGTAAGGATTCATCCCGACAATCATTCGACCCGATTATCTTCTCAGGCTCGGGAGTTCCGGGAGGCTTATCAGATCAAATCTTCGATCACTCGACTAGCGAGGGGTCGTCAGAAGGATCTCATAGTGGAGGAGTTCAAGGAATTTCTCGAAGCGGAGGGGATGTTATTTCTTTCTAGCTCTGAGAACAAAGCCAACTGTTTAAAAGAACTTGCTGATCTAGTCTATGTATGTTACCAGTACGCTGCTAACTTAGGATGGGATCTAGATGAAGCTATGCATCGTGTGCATGAAAGTAATATGTCTAAGTTAAGTGAAGATGGAAAACCAATATACCGTGATGACGGTAAGGTTCTTAAAGGACCAAATTATGCACCACCAAACCTCAATGATTTAGTTTAATGTCTGCACAAATGATCGCTCGGACAGGCCGAGTACAAAACTGGATGGATAACCCAGAGGGACGCTTACCTGTCAGCTGCACTGTATTTGTTGTCGAAGACTCCATGGAAGGAGAGAACGGCATTGAAGCTAGCTGGAGATTCGTCTCTCATGCCCTACGTTTCGGGGCTGGAGTAGCAGTTCATCTATCAAAACTACGACCGAAAGGCCATGAGAATGGTAAAGGTCTTACTGCAAGTGGACCTGTATCCTTTGCAAAAATATATTCAGTTCTAAATGAAACGTTACGGCGTGGTGGGGTCTATAAGAACGGCGCTGTGGTGTGCCATATGGACATCGACCATGATGATATTCTTGAGTTCGTGCAGACACCACGACACGAACTACCATGGATCAAGAGGTGCGTCAACCTTGATCAGAGAAAATGGGAAGGTACACCTGATCCGGTAAAAGAAGCCATCTTATATGGTATCAAGTCAGGAGACATCT